GATGTAGTCAACTGCTTTGTCTAACATCTCTTGACGTCTCTCGCCTCCTGGCATGTACTCGGCTTTAATTGTTCTTGTCATATTATATCTCCTGTATAAAGTTAATGTAGGACTATCCTAGTTTATTCAACTAGGATTGTCAACCCTTGTTATTATTGTATCAGTATAAGTTCCGTCCCCATATCCATATTGTTTCTTTTCTTTGGTAACCTCAACCGATGTTTCAAGGGGCGTGGTCCTTGGTTCAATGGCAATGACTCGTTCTATATGTTTATTAGCAAAGTCATTGTAACAGCCATTACTACAGAAATAAGAGTACATGTTTATATTGTTTGAGTATTGTTTTACTTTCCTAGTTCTTAAAACCTTGCTACCTTTAACACCTCTTATTCTATCTTGTGTATGAGAGGTATGGCAACTCGGTCCATGGCACCATACATGTTCACTCATGAGTTATCTCCCTCGGTCATTTGAAATCTAGCCAAGATTTTCGCATGGCTCTCGATTGCACTCTCTAGAACTTTTATTCTGTCCTCTAGAAATTTAATCTTTTGTCTTTCATATCTTTCAGCTTTGTTCTGGTCGTGTAGTTCAAAGTGTTCTTCATTTAGTTGTGTCATTAGTACCTCACTTTCCAATTAACAGTTGCTGTTCTATATCCATTATTATCTAAATCATAATATACATAGTATGGAACACCTTGTTTATTTTTACCATAACGAGATTTTTCGTCGTGCTTTCCTTTTCTCGTGATGTGTTTTTTGTGCTTGTTTGCGTAGTAAGTAATGTAAAATGTTTTGTCCATGTTATTTCTCCTGTATTGGTTATAGGACTATCCTATATTATAGGATAGCCCATGTCAAATGTTAATTTACACTTGCTTCATATTTTTTTCGTGCTTCTATCTTCTGGGCTAGGGTTAAAGGTTTATTATTCTTTAGACCTTTAATCATATCAGCAAGATTTTTAGGGTTGTAGATTGTTAAGCCTGTTGAGTTAGTTCTAATCAATTCAGCTTCCTCAATTTCAATACCTAGTTCAGTTGCAAGTTCTATTGCTTCACTCAAGTATCTATATGCTTTCAATCCAATTTTTAATTGGTCGCATTGTTTAGTTATACTATCCACCCATGTTTGATGAGTTGATACAACTTGACCTTTGGCAATTCTCCATGCTTCAAGTTGTTTGTATTCATCTTGAGTACAAGCTATTGCTCTTGACCTACAATAAGATGTTCCAATAACATCAAGATAAAATTGGTCGTCAAATGATTTCGTTAAACCATTATTATCCCTATCATTATATCTTCCTGTTCTCCCTAATGCTTTATCATTCAGGTCAATATGTTTTGTCTTGTGTGGATTGTCTTGGTTTTTATCTTGCTGTGCTAGTATATCTGGATTTAAGTCCAATGCTCTCAAGTCCTCTCTTAAATAAGCATAGGCAAACTTTCTACCCTCGTCGCTTGAGTGTTCATTACCATTTAGATTACCAAACAAACCAAAGTCAAAGTGTGATTTAGTTTCAACTGTGTCATTATCTTCATCAACAGCTTCATTGTGTGCAAAGTAAAAACATTTATCTTTGGCTACAACATCAACAGCTTCACCATATTTCTTTTTATAATGTCTTAATGTTGCAACATCATCACTTGGATAAGCACGTTCAACTATTTGAGAAGCTAATCCAAATGCTGACTTATATTGAACATCAACATTTTCTCTTGCTTGTAGATAGTCCTCTCTCTCTTGTGTGCTTTCATTTTCAAAAACGTGTTTAATTTTATTAAACAGTTTGTTTCGTAGTTCGGTGTTCATTCTTATTTTCTGTGTCATGTTTCCTTTGGTTATATTTATTTTAATTAAAATCAATTTAGCCCTTGACTAATACTTTGTCAAGCATTATATAGGAGATAGATTAGTAATAGGTAAAGTAATCAAGTAATTGATTACACACAAGTTTGTTGTGCATTAATCCCTATTACTAATTTTATCAGTAGCACGTACTTTGTGGTCGTGCTACTGATCCCTGATCTCTTGACCGAGTGGTGTAGCTTATGCGGAAACGATCGTTGCTACTGGCCAGCACTCAAGGGATCTGGGATCAGTTACTATGACTGTGAGAATAAACACTAGAACATAGGTTGCGACTTTCGGGGTGGCCTCTCGTAAAACCGGTAATAAATCAGTCCCGGACCCTACGTAGCTAGTGACTGATCACTTTAGAATGATTCTAATTAGCAAATTCAACCTGAGGTTGTAAAAAAAATTCAACCTGAAGTTGAAAGTTTCAAGCGGCAAGCTTCAAGCACCAAGCCTTAATAAGAACACAATTAAGTAGTACAGTATAAGTTAACCAATACAGGAGAATAAAATGTCAGAAAGTACAAAAGCGTTAATTAGAATAGCGGATGCAATAGAAGAGATCCTGCGTCTTGTTAAAGAGGACCAAGAAAAATCAAGAAAATACATGGAGGACAAAGATGAAAGCACAAGTTAAATCTTTGAAAGATCTTTTAAAATATCTAAAGAAACACAATATTTCAGAAGACGATGCAATAATCCTACTTAAAGCTGAAGAAATTAAAGATAATCTTAGAATAATAAATATGCACAAACAAATTGAAAGCTTAGGGAGTTTAAATTGATGAAAAGAATTAAACATCGAGATCTAACTCACTATTTTTTACAAGATCATAGGCGCCTACCGCGCGCCTATGTTGCCAGCTGCGAGCGCTTTTTTAAAAGTCTCAAGCTCCATGGACCAGGGCCCAAGGACCAAGCGGCAAGCTCCAAGCGTCAAGCGGCAAGCCTTAATTCGAACACAATTAAATAGTACTAATAAATAAAATATACAGGAGAAATAAAACAATGAATATAAAAGAAGCACAAGCAATAACTCACACTTTAAGCAAGCCCGGCAAGATGCCCGGGTTTGCATATTCAACACCAGCTCACGAATGCAAAACAGGTACTAAATTAAGATTAATTCCAAACTCTGTCTGTTCTAACTGTTACGCCTACAAACGAGGCCGTTATAGATTCCAAAATGTTATAGACGCGCAATATAAAAGATTTAGATCTTTAACTCATCCTAAATGGGTGGAGGCTATGGCCGCACAAATTAATTCAAAGAAGGTCAAATATTTTAGATGGCACGATTCAGGTGATGTTCAAAACCTGGACCATTTAAGACGAATTTACGAGGTCTGTAGGTTGACGCCTGAAGTTAAGCATTGGATGCCAACTAGAGAAGCATGGACCAAAGACTATATTGTTGAAGCTCCTGACAATCTTGTTGTCCGGTTCTCCATTCCAATGGTGGACCAGGCAGCAGGGACCAGCTGGCCCAACACGTCGACAGTCTCAACTAAAAAAATTGATGTAACATGCCCGGCCCCTCTTCAGGGTAATAAGTGTAAAGATTGTAGAGCTTGCTGGGATAAATCAGTTTCAAATGTTTGTTATGGTGAGCACTAATATGAAAAAAACAAAGTACACTTTTATGTATAGATCCAGGGACGGTCATTTAATGCGCCCTGAATCATTTTTGAATATTAATAAAGGCCGCACGTTGTCCAGCTCACAGCTGCGCGCGTTAGGTATAACAAAAATAAAAGCTTCAAGCGTCAAGCACTAATGGATTTTTTTAAAAACGGCACCGGCTGGTGCAGGCGCCATGATCCAAGCGCCACGGCTCCCGAACCAATTAGAAAATCCCACGCGCCTATATTTAGGAAGCTTCAAGCTGCAAGCGCCAAGCATCAAGCTTCAAGCGCCAAGCATCAAGCACCAAGCTCCGAAAGTTTCAAGCGGCAAGCATCCCAACCAGAGTAACAAGCGTCAAGCTTCAAGCCGGAAGCTACAAGCTCCCTGATCCGGGAACCATGGTACATGGATATAGGAAAAGTATTCGAGGACCACGGACCAAGGGCCTCTATAAGGATAAATGTATTGTCAGGATGCCTTAAATGGAACGCAATTTGATGTGGTGAGAAACGAACTTTTTTACTCTTGGTTACTTTTAATTCAATAGTGAAGAAGTGGCGATTATTATTGTAGACCAATAGATCAGGAGTACCAAGTAAGCTAATGTTTTCAAGTCTGAGAAGTGAAAAATCCTTAAAATGACGCTTAACTTTTTGGTATAATTTAGCCTCTGGGCCCATAGGTTTTTTAAAGTAACCATGTCACGCAAATACTACAGTGTATCACGTAATTTATCTGGAATAATTATCTTTCTATCGCTCTTAGTTTTTAAAACTAGACGGTGAGATTGATGGTTTTTAGTTAACCCAATTATTGTTTGATTGTTTTCGTGTACTTCCATTTTTTTAATTTCTTCTAGGAATCCATTGATCTCTACCATAATCACAGCATCACTCATAGCGTTGCCTTGACGACTTCCATCTTTTTTAGACTCAGTAAATTTAGATAAGAATTCTTGAAGGTCTCTTACTCTCATTTAGATTTTTCTGCAAGTAGTTTATCAATTTCTTTTCTGTAAGTAGCATTGTCATATTCTAACTCTTGAATACGTCTGGCTAGACCAACCAACTTAGTGCTTAACTCATCTATAATTTTTTTAGAACCTTTAAGTATATTATCAGTCTTAATCCATTCAGATTCTTTCTGTTTATATTCCCAAATTTGTCTTTGATGTTCTTCAATAAGGAAGGTTAAATCAGACGCTCCTCTATCTTCTACTGGTTCACTCACGTGTTTCCTTTCATTTTCAAATGTTTTGTCTTCATCTTTCATATTGACTTTATAGGATAGTTACCCTAAATTGTCAACATGGGAGTACCAAAAAGATTAACAGAAATGCAAAAGAGATTTGCCGAGTTTATAGTATTCGGTGATGAAGAAGGTCCTGTATCTCAATCAGAAGCAGCTAAGTTAGCTGGGTACAGTCATAAGCGGTGCAAGGTAGAAGGATCAGAGTTATTAAATCCTAGACTATCTCCATTAGTAGTTCAATATGTAGATTCACTTAAACAAGAGAGATTAGCTAAACATGAAGTTACGTACGATAAACATTTAGCTGAACTAGACAGAATTAAGACAGCGGCTTTGAAGAAAGGGAGTTTCTCTTCTGCTGTAAACGCTGAAGTATCTCGAGGCAAGGCAGCAGGACTATACATAGACAGAAAAATAATAAAACATGGAAAAATAGAAGATATGTCAGAGGAAGAAATAGAATTAAAGATGAAAAAGATTTTAGAAGACTACGCTCCGATGTTAAATATGAAGACTGTTGATGCATTAGAAGAAGAAGTTAATGAAGTTTCGTCATCTTCAGAACACACGAAGTCGGAAACACCGATCGTTCAGAAAAAGTAATAGTACCATCATCATCAATATCATAACCCGCAAAAATTTTTACAGTGTGTTTATCCTTACTAAAAAGATAACCTTCACTTACTGGAGTTGCTAATTTCATGTTATTAAATTCTTTTTCAGATCCCCAACCGCCTTCAGTGACGATGTCACACCAATCTATTTTATATCTTGAATAGGGGAATGTAACCTCTTGTTTAATCAATTTAGGTTTAGAATAGGTGTTTAAATTTCTAGATTTGTTTTTTCTTTTAGGCATGAAACCTCTATATATCAAAAATATAGGCACGAACAGGGAAAATAAAAATTGCCTCAATTGTGTTTAAAATAAGGCAGCTTTGGTGCTGCGACACCTAAAGAGCATATTTTTATTTTTTTTATTTATTTGCGCTAAAAAATCCTGGGAGGTGTCGCAAGAAGTAAATAATGTTGACCTATCTCCTAGAAGTGTTGGTAACCGCTGTCCATTTGACCAAAAACATGCGACACCTGGGGTGTCGCAGTGGTATCGCAGGTGTCGCAGTTGTTCATTTAACGCCATTTTTTTCAAGGTAGCTATCGCAGTTTTTTCTCTATATGGGCTTTACCTGCGACATAAGTATACAGACATGCGACACAATGACACAGAAAAACAGAAATCTCGCGACACCCTGCGATAGCAAAACCCGCATAAAACGCATTTATGCGACACCTTGCGACACCTTGGGTGTCGCAGTAATCTGCCTTATTTTGCCTTAATCTTGCCACAATTGGAACACAATTCAGTCTCACAGTCTATTTGTTTTCAAATAGTTCTTTAAACTTAAAATCATTTGAACAGCCATTCCTGCAGTATGATTACCCGGCATTTTTTTTAAGATTTTATCTCTTTCAATTTGTATCATTAATTTATCAAATTTATTCTGATATTTAATTAATGAAAGAGAGGGAGTAATACAGTTATTCCATATTCTTTTTTTCTTATTCATTATTTTTCTCCTGTAGGCTATATGAAGGCCGATAAATGTTATTTCTTTCATGTCTTATATATAGGATACTTTGGGATGTTTGTCAACCTTTCTCGTGTTCCATCCACCAGGAATAATTGATCTTGTCGTACACCTATGAGAATGATGAGAATAATAATAATTGGTCCGTGTTCCATGATCCATGCTTCTGTAATATTGGGTAATGATAGGTGCTGTTGCAACGGTGATGAAAAGGGGTAAGAAGCTCATCACAACAGCTTAAGAGCCTATCGTCTCTCTTGAGGGTGCTCCGCCCCGTTCTCTAACTCATTAATTTTGTATATTTGATCAGGAAATCGTTCTATTACAATTGCTTTATATCGTTCCAAAACTTCTGGCATAAAAATAAATTTTAGTTCTGCAATAGAACTAGTGCCTTTTTTTAAATTCCATAATTGAGAAGTAAATATTGTATTTTGTTCGGTGTACTCTATAGGATTAAAAATACGGTCCGCTGATACATTGGAATAAACTCCACCGTGATAGTTGTTTATATCTCTTAGCTCATTGGGCTTACTCATAGTAAAAGGTATATGGGTCATCGGACATCTATCTCCGTATCGTGCCACTTGTTTATCAAAAGCTTCTAAAAGTTTATCACATCGACCACGACGATCATCTTTAAATTCAAACTCTCCATGCAGAGTTTTACCTTGTTTTAGCCTATCCTTTACCTTTCTAGTCATCGAGCCATGAATCTTCAGCATAAAACCTTTTTTAGAATTATAATATTTTATACTATACTCCCTAAGATGAGGAACTAACTTTGCTTTTACCCATTTATCATCAACTTGATACTCCATATACTTACTGCTAATGTTTTTCTTTATGCCCTGTTCATTTATATACCAAGACTGTGGTGAGACAACACCCGTTATTGGGTGTGTATATCTTATTGGATGTTTTCCGCTTCCAGCTTTCATGATTTATCCTTCTCAAATTCTTTTAATAATTCATTAGTATCTACTTTAACTTTCTCTTTCTCACTAAATTTTAATTCATTATACATGTCCAATCTTTTTAGAAACTCATGTTTCCATTTCCTGAATTGTAATCCTTCAACTTTAAACTCTTGATAGTATAAATCTGGCGTACAAACCATAATGACACCTTGTTTAATTTTAGATCCATAAACATAATCGTGGGCCATAGCGTAGGCTGCAATTTGTAAATAATAATCTTCAATCCATTCTTCTCTTTTTGGTCGATTAGACTGCTTGAAATCGACAACAGTCTCCATACCATTATGACTGCATATAAGGTCTGTAGCACCCGCGTACAGGCCAGGATAGTGTAACATAACTTCACTACCATAATATTCATCTACGGGTGCAAGACCCATCTCTATAATTTTATCAGCCATGGGCCGTGCTTCTTGACCTATGGGTGTTAGATCAATGATATTGGTCCCAAGAACATAGTGCTCCAAGAATTTGTGCATGCATGTTCCACGTGAACTTGAATGGTTCTTGATTTGTTCTGCATTTGTTTCCCCCACTCGAGCTTTCCATTTTTTTATAAAATCTTGATTTTTTGTGGCACCGAGTACAGTCGTAACACTAGGTAATTTGTAATTACCAATCTCATACATCCTCGTCCCTGATCCGGGGTCCGTGAGCTGTTTTCCTTGTATATAGCTGTATTTGTTACTTTTTTTTATCATACTCACCTATTTCTTTTGCAATAGTTTCAAACTTTTTATCCACTTCTTTCATTCTTAAAGAAAAAATTTCAAATTGATCAAGAGTTTCATCTAATTGATCAATACATTCTTCAACTTCTTTAATATCATTTTTAAGAATCCAATATTCATTTACATAAAATTTTGAATCTCTTTTAGTATTTTTTAAGGCAAAAAAAGCACTCTCCGGTCTAGCATAAAAAAATAATATCCAGGTCCAAAGCCACTCTCTAATACTTCTACGTTTAACTTTTTTTATATAATTAATATCTTTTATAACCCTCTTACAATGTTTAAATGCTCTTAATAATTCGTAATACTCTTCTTTTTTAGGTTCTACAAAAAAACCGTCTATTGTTGTAATAAATTTTTGTATAGTTTTTCCTAATTGTATAGAGTTTATTATATTTTCATTATTTTTTATCATCACGTTCCTTTTTATTTTTTTTTGATTGTTCATAACTTTCCTTCAACTCATCTTGTTCTTTTTTAAATCTATTTTGTTCTTCTAACTTCTTAATCATTTTATGAAATTCTTTTGCGTCTTTATCCGTTATCATTTCTTTTTCTGTTATATATTTTCTTAGATACAACCACTTGAGATTTAAACTTAGGAGTCCTAACCTCCAATGCTACAGGGTTTGATCCAAAAATTCTATGCCAACTCTCATCATAAGCTTTATTAGAAGGTCTACTTCTGCCGTCGTATTTTTCTTTTTTTGTCATTTCTTTACCATAATCGTCCAAGGTGCGTTAGCGGTCCTCAAACCTTCCTTACTAGTGTCCCAGTACCGTTTACAAAGATTACCACTTCTTGCAATAAACTCATGTTGTTTTTCTGAATGGGGATCGTAAGGTCGTTTTATTTTTTTCCCATCAGACTTTGAAAAATAATTAATATAAAATTTAGTTTTTGTTTCTTTTCCTGTAGCCATAACCTTTCTTTCTGTCAGCCCATAGTTTTTTCCATGACCAACTTGTTAGTTTTGTTGATATATCATTAATCTTCTCTAAACATTTATATACAAAAAAATCTATCATTATTTTTTCTTCCCAAACCATATGTTATTTCTAAATTTATCGAGTTCAATTATATTATCATCAAGATCTTGTATATCAGGACCATAATAATCTATAACTTTTTCTATCATGTGTAATTTAACTGTGGCATAAGCCCATAATTCTCTTGCAACAAAGAAACAGTCTTTATCAAAACATGTCCAACGCCATTGTTTTTTAATTTTACGTAACTCACCACACTTTAAAGTCTCATGAATCAACTTTATAACATCTCTATCTGCCATAGACAGTTCCATTTTCCAATGCCACTTTGTTTTTGTAGAACTTTTAATAATACCTTTAGCATCAAACAGTCCTGCAATATAAGGCGTATCTAATTTAAAGTTGTCGTTCATTTTTTTTCTTTCATTAATTGTTTTATTATAGTCGTGTAGGGATTCGGTTGTAAATCCTTAGTGCAACTTACCAACATCACTTGTAGAAGTATCATCATCAAGATAAAACTCAACAACTTCGGACTCATCCACATAAATTTCTCCTTCCGAATCACATATATCACATTGTAAAATTATATGCTCTCTGCTAGTTTTATCTTCGTTTAATTTTCCATTCTCTTGTATTTGGAATTGTTTGTAACCATTTCCATTACACTCAGAACAGATTGCCTTGTGCCTACGCTTTTTTAAGTTTGCCATTTAATTTTTTTACTTTCTCATTTGTAATTGATTCTATGGTTTTACTAATTGACAACGGTGCTTCAGGTAAAAGTACCTTAGAGATTGCTATCAACTTCTTATACGTACTATGTGTTAAAGATACGTTTCTATATTTACTTATATCAGTCATTTTCTTTCCTTTGTTTATATTATCTATATAGGAAAACTCCTACATAGTCAAGTATTACTGTTCTTCTGTATTGATTTCAGCAGTTTTTGTACCGGCTGCTAATATTTTCTTTAAACCATGAGCTTGTAATTCTAAATGTGCATAGTTTTTCCATGCAGTTTTTATCAAATTAAGCTCTAACAACAGATTACTCCATTGTTTTTGATTTATGTCTTTACTTGTTATGGTTACTTTTTTCATGTGTTTTTAACTTTCTAGCTATATAATCATAAATAGGACTATTTTTTTCAGTGCCTGCTTTGATTTTTTTTTGATATAACTCTATTTTCCCTTCTTCAGCGGCTAACATAAAAAGATCAGTTTTTTTTGTTAGATTTATGTCGTTTCTTGCTTCAATTAAATGTCCTGTGTAATATATTACAGATTCATGAGCAGGTGCATTTTCGATCCATTTTTCTATAGTTTCTTTTTTCATATTAGTTCTCTTTCTGGGTTAGTTTGATTATATGGGCAATCTTTAATTAAACAAGGCATTGTAAATTCCCTTGGTAAAAGATCTTCTCCCACTAAATTGATCTCGCATTTTGAACAGGCCCCTCTTGCCATTAAATCGCCAGAAGTTCCTGCTACTCTATCTAGTAGTGCCCAATCTTTTTTCTTAATTAATTTAGCTGCAAATTTTAAACCTTCAACAACTTCTTTAAAGTCATAATCTGATTTAGCTGCATTTAAAATTAATTTTTTATAAGCAAGAAAAGGTCTAGCTACCAGCCTTAACATTTTTATTTCTTTTTTTAACGTATCTTGTATTTCTTTATTTTCTTTTCTTAACTTTTCTTCGGGTGTTTCTATTTTTTTATCTTTCATATCCTTTTATATAGGATACTAAATGATGTTTGTCAACCCCTACCTTGGCCTTTATATTTTTTATTTTTATTATTGTTTTTCTCAGATTTTGAGGGGGATTTCTTATGTTTTCTAGGCCTTTTAGTAGGTTTATCTCTAGGTACAAAATGAGTAAATTTTTGTTTAGCCACTACTTCCAGTCTTTAACATAGTGTTTACCACCATCTGTTCTTGAAGGCATAATAGGTATATAACTTATTTTACCATTAACATGTTGCTCTAAATCTGCACCACATTCCATACATCTATAAAATTGAGAACTAACTCCAACTAATGTTGTGATTGTATCGCACGTTGGACATTCCCCTCGTACAACTTCTGCTTGAATTTTAAAATTCTTATTTTTTGGCATTACTTACTTCTAACAGAATCTATAAAATTGTAAACCCTTCCAAATTGTTTGTCAATAGACATCAAATCAGTTTGGATCATGGTTACTGTTAATTGAAGTTCTATTAATGTAACTAAAGTCCATGTAGCAAGTCCCATTAAAATTGTACCTAGTAATCCTATTAAAAATGTGTTAGTTTTTCTGCTCATTTTTTTCTTTTTTTATTAAAATAATTTGCAATCCATTCACAAATATCATCCATTTTTGCAAAAAAATTATACCAAAATCTATCAATCATTTAAGTCTCCCCCACTTCTGTACATGTAAATTTAGTGGCTACTTTGTTATTATTAACAAAATCTTCTTCTTGTAGCCGTAATATTTCTGTAGATATTTCTAATGCTGCAAGTGTACATTCTTTCCATGAATTATAAAGTTGTTTAACCTCTGCTGGAGGTAAACATTGATTATCAATAAAAGAACACAGAAATATTACTAAAGTAAATTTCATGGTGTATTATAATCTCCCGGTCCACCTAATAAAGCCAGTGCTACCATCATCACAATTAATAGTGCTGTAAATTTGTAATTCATCCTGGCGCTCTCCTTTATTGACATGACAAACACTCTTCCCCTTTATTTTTAGGATCACTACACTCACAAGGCTCACAAGGACAAAGACCGTAAGGATCCAAGTGGAAGTCATCCAGGCAATGGCATTCATGGCCGCATTTTTTACATTCATTTTTAATCTTTTTTTCCATTTGTTTTTTCTTCTATCTCATAAAAAAAGTTATCAGTATCTTCTGTTCTCCATTCGCCAGAATCTTCAACATTCCATGTCGAAGTCTGCACTTTCCAGTCAGGAATATTATCCTTAACTGTGAATGAAGGTAGGTCCCATATTATTCTGTTGTTTGGCTGAGCCGCATAGTTGCCTTCATCTAAAGCAATTATGTGAGCGCACTTATGTTCGTGCGGTATTTCCGAATGTTCGGTATTAAGTATATTACTCTCTGGATGTGCAAAGTCAATAGTAAATAAGTATTTACCGTGATGCCATTTCTTATCTTTACCTATATATTTACCGGAGGCAGCGCTTAGAATATCAAATATAGTAATAGCAGGATAATAACTAAAAGAATTCCAGAGCTCCAGTTCATCAAGTCGTCTATGTGGAACAGTTTCCGGTTGAAAACCACGTTGAATAAAAGCCGTAATTGGTAAGCGATAAAATATTGCACCGTTCTCCATAATAGCATGAAATAATATTGCACGGCCACTAAGGCAGGCAACAGCAAAGATAATACAGTCTTCAACTTCTCCATGATGTTTTTTACAGTCATATAAATACTCCTTTTTTATTTGAGCGTATTGTACAGGAATATTAGCATTTAGGTAAGACATATTTTATTTTTTTTAAAAGATTATACCATAAATTTTTGTAAATAGGATTTTTAGTTTTATTCCACATTATCGCTGCTTCATCTATCTCTTTTAATAACTTATTCATTTTATTGAACCCCAATTTTTACCTTTTTTGTAATTTACTTTGTTAGGCACTTTAAGAGGAACTGCATTTTCCATAGTTTCTTTTACTATATTGGCCTGTTTATCATCTTTAATTGATAGGCACAACTCATCGTGTATTTGTATTTGTGGTAAAATTCCTTGTTCATAAAGTTCTACCATAGCTTTCTTAGTCATATCTGCTGCACTTCCTTGAATTAATCTATTCAAAGCTTTGTATGTAAAAGCAGGTTTATAATATTTAGTAAAATCACTCATATAATTATCAGCTATATGGTCTTTATATTTGTCTAATAACTCGGCTTTAAAGGCTGTTTTAGCGTCTTCTTCTGATAATATAGGGACAGGTTCATATCTATTACTAGCGTTGTTCCAGGCTCTATCTTTAGTTTCCCACTTATTAAATCTACAAAATCTATCTCCTAATGTAAATAATAATTTATTATCCTCTGCAAATTCTATTAAATCTTGAGATAACTTTTTAACAAATGGAGCTTTCTCATGGTAAGTATTAAACAAAGTGTTAGCTTGAGGTTTAGTTAAATTTAATTCACTAGCTAGTTTTATTTTACCCATACCATAAAAGAGTCCAAGGTTAATTGTTTTGGCCATGGTCCGTGATATGTGAGCCATGTCTGCAACAACCTGGTGAAAGTCTACATCAAATCCACTTTTATAAGACTCTTCAATCTTCTCTAAACTTTCCCTTAAATTATTAGGCATCTCAATATCTGGATTCTTATAAGGGTATAAAGTTAAAGCATAGTGGACCACGATACGAGGTTCTTGTTGTGAGTAGTCAAATGATCCCCATACACAGCCGTCGTCCGGTACAAAAAGCTCTCTCATCTTTTTACCTATAATTCCTCTTGATGGAATCTGTTGTAGGTTAGGATTAGACATTGAGAATCTTCCAGTAACCGTTCCTCCTTGGTCCGATCTAATCTGATTGATGTCTGCATGTATTCTTCCTTCATGAACAAAGCCTAGTAGACCTTCAACAAAAGTATTCTTAGCTTTGTCACACTCTCTTGCTTTTACAATCATTCTTAAGAAACGATTCTTATGTGTTTTTAAATAATCTTTTGGAAGTTTAGGAGTTGTTGATGGAACTAATTCTGTTTTAGGTTCACCCTTCTCATCAAGAATATTTTTACCGTCCTTACCTTTTATTTTTTTCTTACGGTCTTTTGTCTTTTCATAATCTGTAATTTTTTCATGCTCAAGAAGAGCTTTGATAGAAGAAGCGGCCCATATATCTACATCAACATCAGTATGTTTTTTAATAATTTTTAATAAATTATCTCTACGTTTTTCTAAAAGTTTACCAAGTGCCTTAGCTTTTTCGACATCTATTTTAACTCCTTTAAACTTCATGTCAACCAAACAAGGAAATAATTTAGTTTCTAATTCAAATATTTTTCTACAAGTTTTGTATTCTTTACTTCCATCTGGATTAGTTTTTGTGTATAATACCGCGTCCAGATATTTTTTTTCAAATAGTTCCCACAATTTTAAAGTTAAGTTTACATCTTGCTCTGCATAATCTTTTACTAAATGATGAGGTAATTTATGCATATTAGACATGGGATCTTTTATCATTCCATTAGACCACTCTAAAACTTTTTCAGCTAAATCATATTTGTATTTAGTTTCATTTAAATAATCTTTACTTATAGAGTCTAGTGAATATCTCATTCTAGTTTCATCAATAACTGATGCTGCAATCATAGTATCTAACAATTCTCCTTGAGGCATGTCTCCAGTTGCCGATCTAATCCAACAGACATCGTACATAGCATTATGAAATACCTTACGTATGTTTTTGTTTTGAAAAATCTTTTCATTTAAATAGGTCCAAGTTTCTTTGGTATTTAAATTATCAGTCATGTGGTGAGCAATAGGGAAATACAAAGTCTGGTTCTTAGTAGCGATTGCTATACCTGTAACAAAGCCATCTTTTCTTATAGCCCCTAATCCTTTTGTCTTTAAATTAGGATCATAAGTTTCTAAGTCAATTGCAACAGTATCTATATCAGTTAAATCTAGATCTTTTAATTGTGGAACTGTACACATTATTTGTAATCCCTTTCTATTATCATTTCTAAGTAGTGAATAGCTTTCTCTATGTCTTGTAACTTACCTTTCGACTGATGTCTACAGATATATTTAATTGCGTTTCCTTCTGCAAAAAGTAATTTGTTTTTATTAATAAAGTCTGCGGGTTGAATAATCATATCTTTATAATGTGATCCTCCTACTTGTTTTTTATAAGCACTCATTTTTTTTTCCTATTGTAAAGTATTTTCCGGGCATTTTTGCTAATCTCCAATAGTCAAAAATCCCTCTGCTGTATGCAGTGTATTGTAGTCTTAGTGAAGTAAAATAAGGATCTTTATTAACGACAGTTTCGTCAACAATAACATTATCATATGTTAAACCTTTAACAGTATGAATGTTTGCATATTCAACTCTAACTTTTTTATCAAAATCAAAACCGTTATGTAAAACCCTTTTTATATATTTCATTCTTTCTTTATGTTTGTTAACTGGCGCTCTTATAAGATCAAAATCTTTATGACCTTTACAACTAGACTTTAATAATTTTTTATCTATTAAATAATCTACAGTGTAATCTGTTTTAATCCATGTTTTAAGAGTTTCTACTGTTTTAGATCTATCTCCGACAATCAAATCCTTATTTAAATATTCACAAAAATTTTTTATCAAAGTAAGATCCATTGGAATACCTTTAATAAAATCTGGCCATAATTTGTGAGCCCTTAATTCTTTTTTAATTACAAATGGAGGCTTACTTACTGGAGCAAATTCTATACCTTGTGCTATAAGAAAATCTGTACAACGTACATCGCTTGGAGTTCCTCTATAAGTAAATAGAAATGTTTCCTCAGTATTTTTAATTTTATCTAAAAGTTTATCTAAATGTCCTGATGGTTTTAAATCTGGTAAATAATAACCTTTTCCTTTAATAACTTCGTCTTCGTTAGGACCCTTCTTATACTTTGCTGGAGTCCACACTCTATGAGATTTATAATGATCCCAAACATCCATTATAATTGATTTACAATACGTATTAATAGCTTCACCACATCTATTACCATTTTTTAATTCGTAATAAGGATTTGCAGCTAAGTTGTGAAAATATTCTGCATCTGATCCTGAATACTCAAATAAGGTTTGATCTGCGTCTCCGACTAAATAGTAATGTCCTTCTTTTACGTTTCTTGCCATTTTATCAATAGCTTTTCTTTGGGGTACATTACAATCCTGACATTCGTCTATAATTAACATATCTATATCTGGATCTTTTACGTCATCTTCCCACTGTTTAGTTTTTTCATTATACGTTTGACGTGTAAAATTATTTACCATATCTGAAAAATCACAAAGAGTTTTATCCTTTTTATATTTTTCATAAAGTGGAAGTAACTCTTTAATCAATTTTAAACTGTAAGGCTCAAAAGATTTTTGATCGCATTTAATCCAATACTTATCTAAAGTTTCTCCATGTCCGTCAGCGTCTGATAAGTATTTATAAAATCTATGTTTACGTTTTATGTCATCTTCCCTGTGAAGATTAAAACGACTATCTTTGTTTATTAATTCTTTATGATTATGTAACTTAAACACTTCTTTTTTTAATAATCTACTTTTGCAATAAGTATGAATAGTACATACTCTATATTTCATTGCTTTTTTAGTAATTCCTCGTAATTGTGGAAATGTATAATTTCCTTCTTCATTTTTTAAATTTTTTAAATCAAAAATAGCATCTCTAATTTCATTGGCAGCTATATTAGTGTGAGATAAAATTATAATTTTTTCAGGAGTATATTTTGCTAAAGCTTTCATATAGGTATCCACAATAAATTTGTGAGTTTTACCGGTACCTGGAGGACCTGCAATAAATCTAGGCTCGTTCAGAATTTACCTCCTTAACTTCTTCACTAGTTCCTTCTACCATAAGATCTTCATTTTCAATTTTATGATTATCGATTACCCAAGACACCAAAGATTTATTTTTGTATTTACCATTTTTTTTAGTGGCTTTTAATATGTCTTGAATTTTTAAAACAAGATCTACTCGTTTATGATTTATTCTTTGTTCTTGTAAGTAACTTTCAAATTCATCTAAATTAAATTCTAATTGATTATTTTGTTGATTAAAATAAGGACTCCCATAGTTAACTAATTGCTCTTTATCTGTGAAGGCTTTTTTAATTTTAATATAATTAATAAAATGTTTTTTAAATACAAAAGATTCGTCCGCTTCTTCTACGTAGTCTTTTGATTTAGTTCTGGATTCAAATTTCATTTTCATTATTTCCTCAAATTGGGCTGCTTTCATTTTAGGTAGCCAAACTTCAGCTTGAATTATAACCGCATCATAAAATTTTCCCTGGTTCATGAGCGTTGGTCCATCAACTGTAATAGTTTTAGTAAATGCTACGCCTTCTAAATTACCAGATACTCGTATTTTATATCTATCTTGACCATACTCAACAATATCTCCTATTGAATCGTCCGCTATTTGTTTAACTTCAACTAAAGCTTTATCTTGAACGCCTATCCAACTGAATATTGTTGCAACACTTTCAATCCTGCATTCAATTATTTCTGCAAGTTTAGGCATGCCGAATGGTTTTTTAGATTTTCTTGTTGTTGAACCTTTATTTTTTCTATTTTCAGATTCATCGTCATTAGATTCTACTGCAATGTCATAAATAAAATCATTGATTTCAGTATCGTCCCAATCCGTTTGTTTAATTAAAACTCCAGCAATAGCTGTACAATATTCATCTCTTTGACCTTTAGGTGCATATAAAATTGATAGAGCAGTAGCTAAAGATATTTTTCTTAAAATTTTATTTAAGTCGCCTACATATTCATTAAAGCCTGCATACTTTTCCCATCTTACATGTTCTCTATGTTTACTATGTAATGATCCTGGAACGATTGTATAACAAGTCTCAGTACTTCTTATTTCGCATAAAGTTTGTCCATGTGCCGCATGTTCAACATATCTTTCAAGGTCTTTTGGTAATGAAAATTTCTGTGCCGGTAATTTTGCTTTAAACCAATAATGGCTTGTAGGGTTATGTTCTCTACCGGATATAGTGCCACAATTTGTTAAATATTTATGTGCAAAAACTTTTGCGCGCGTGTTATCAAGATCTAAATCAACTACGTTATCTAATCTTAATCCTATTTCTTTATCTAAATGTTTGTTTTTCCATTCTTCTTTCTTTATTTTAAAATCGGCATCACTCCATTTTTTAACTGTAGGCTTGCCTCCCTCACAAGGCACCAGAGTATAGCCAAGATCGTACCAGTCCTCATACGTAAGCGGACCTTTATTTAGGTTTTTAATTTCATTCATAATTTTATGATGGGCGGATCCACTCTCGCTTCGCCGCCCAATTCCTAGAAACTTATAAAACTATTTTATCTGTTTTTGGTTGTTCTTGATTTTCAGGTTTAGCTGCAATCTCACCTGCGCTTACACGCTCTGCAAAATTTTTAGCCATATCATAGATACTTTTATCTGATACCGGACCTACCTGTGACACATCCCAACCATACCATGTTCCTTTGTCATTTGACATTTGAACAGTCTTTAGTTTGTAAATGTGGCTATATGTAGGCGGAGTAAACATACCATTTTTACCTTGTAGTTTAATTCCCATCATCATTGAGTTCCATTTTCTACTAATTTTTAATTGAGTAGCTCTCATAGAAATCAATGCTGTTGTAGGTGAATCCCCTAACATAAGCACAAAATGATTTGCTGTGTTTTCGATATAGTTACCATTAGGTAATCTATCTTTGTAAGATTTATCACGAGTTGTTTTACTCATGATATCACTTTCAGCGTTATGAATTGCAACTGGAGCGCCTGTACTGGCTCCCCTATCTTGCCATTCTACTAACTGTCTTTGATAATGAACAGGGATAATGTCAATACCTTTAGAGCCATCAAAAAATTGACCGCTAACTGTATTATAAATCATACCAGGTTCAGCACCGACTTTATACTTTGCATGTGTCTTATTAACTTCCGGTGATAGTTGTCCTAACACCTTTAGAAAAGGTAATGCAAGGTCTTCTTGCGACATATTTTCTATGCCATGATTTGCATCAGCTTCAAACATATTTGTAGCTAACGCGCCTGCTTCTTCTTTTTTTATTACTTGGTTCATGTTTATTGTTTCCTTTTTATTGTTGTTTTATTTCCAACGAATACGTTGAAAAGCTCGGTAGGCATTTCTTTGCCGTTTTCAATACGCTCCCGAACTAGCGCTTTGAGAGTCATGGGCTCAACCTTCAACTTTTGTGTTGGTTGATACCCACGCTCTGCTGCAAGGTTCGCATAATCAGCGGCCTTGTTATCCTCGTTGCGACCAAAAGATACGGATATCTCGTTTTTGATTATATCTCCTAGTCCATTGTTACGAAGCCAGTTAAACGCAGCATCTCTATTAGCAATAGTAATGTTTGCGCTGTAATTTGGTTTTACATCTACTGAAGAACCATCCATAAGTTTAAGATGAGACAAACCCATCTCAGCCATCATGGTTGGAATAACTTCTCCCGATAGATATTCAAAATCTTTCTTTTTTTGTTTTAGATTTTTTTCTAGTATTTCTACTTCTTGATCTAAAAAATTTAATTTCTCCACTTGATCTGCTAGTGACTGAATGTTTTCAGTCTTCCCTAACATTTTTGTTTGGTCTTTCTCAAAGTCTATATTACTCATCTATCTTTCCTCTTTCATATAAGTTAATTTGAATAGGATAATATTGTCTTTCTTGTTTATCCCATTTTAGTAAATTGTATTTACCGTTAGTCATGTCAGAAACTATCGAACAGGCCACACCAATAATTGCAGGATCTCCAGTTAATAATAAATGATCTTCTGTCGTAAAATCTTTTAAAGCTTTTCTAAGTTTAAAAATTAATGGACCAGGAGAAAATATTATTTGAGAAAGTTCCGGTAATAAAAAAACAAACTCACCATATTTTGATGCGCCCATAATATTTATTTTAGGTCTACCTTCTGCAGTACCAGCAATTGTTTGAATGACATAAACTTTATTTTCTTTCATGCTTGACAATATAGTTATAAATGTTATCTTGTCAAGTAGAAAGAAGAAAAATTATGAACTATAAATTTAAAACAAAACCATACAATCATCAAATGACTGCATTAGAAAAGTCATGGAATAAAGAAAGTTATGCTTATTTCTTAGAAATGGGAACTGGCAAAACAAAAGTATTAATTGATAATTTAGCTATGCTTTATGATAAAGGTAAAGTTAATGGTGCTTTAATTATCGCTCCTAAAGGAGTTGTAGGTACTTGGTATAGTAATGAATTACCAACTCATTTACCTGATCATATAGAGAATGTGACCGTATTGTGGCAAGCCAATATTACTAAAAAACAACAAGAAAGTTTAGATACTTTATTTAGTGGAGGTGAAAGTTTACATATTCTTATCATGAATGTTGAAGCTTTAAGTACCGAAAAAGGTTTTGCTTTTGCTAATAAATTTTTATCATGTCATGAAACTATGATGGCTATTGATGAGTCGACTACTATTAAAAATCCGCAGGCTAATAGAACTAAAAATATTTTATCTTTAGGTAGAGAAACTAAATATAGAAGAATTATGACAGGTTCTCCTGTAACTAAAAATCCATTAGATTTATTTAGTCAATGTTATTTTTTAGATCCGTTTCATTTAGATCATGAATCTTATTATTCATTTAGAATGAGATATGCTATTATGAAAACTGCAAACATTGCCGGCCGTCAAATACAATTAGTTAATGGTTTTAAAAATTTAGGTGAATTATCTGACAAATTAAAGCCTTTCTCTTACCGTGTATTAAAAGAAGATTGCCTAGATTTACCTGATAAAATATTTATTAAACGTCAAATAAGTCTATCTAAAGAACAACGTAAATTGTATGACCAAATGAAACAAGAAGCGTTAGCTATTTTAAATGGTAAACAAAGTACAACTGTTAATACTTTAACTCAATTAATGAGACTGCATCAAATTACTTGTGGTCATTTTACAGATGACAATGGTCAAACTCAAGCTATTGAAAATAATAGAATAAAAGAATTATTAACTGTGTTGGAAGATATGGAAGGTAAAGCAATTATTTGGGCTCACTATCAATATGATATTAAAAACATAATTAAAGAAATAGAAAAAGTTTATAGTCCGGGATCCGTGGTTGATTATTATGGGCTAACGCCTAAAGAAGATAGACAACCGAATATTAAGAAATTTCAAGACGACCCTAAGTGTCGGTTTTTTGTTGGCACACCCTCTACGGGCGGCTATGGCATTACTTTGACTGCTGCAAACACCGTTATTTACTATTCTAACGGATATGACTTGGAGAAAAGATTACAGTCCGAAGACCGTGCTCACCGAATAGGTCAGAAAAAACCGGTAACGTATGTTGATATTAATGCTGAAGATACGGTCGATGAAAAGATTGTTAAAGCTTTACGTAAAAAGATTGATATTGCTTCTGAAGTATTAGGAGAAGAATTAAAGTCATGGATTTAGTAGGATATACACACGTGGCGCGCTGGGATTTTATTTAGCACCTTTCCTTAAATTATCAATAGGCCATAAAGGCTGGAAGTTACTGTAATGAAAGCATTTTTCTTGTTCTCCAGGTTTAGTCAAATCAAAGGTAGCGCATGGTTTTATATGATCTATGTGTATTTTATCAAAAGTCATTCCTTTTGTAAATTTAGATTCTAAATATTTTTTAAATTCTTCTGTTGTACATCCTAATAATTCCATAGTTTTTTTAGATTTATCTATACCATTTAATGCGCCCCATGACCTTCTTCTCAATCTTTTTGTTAAACAAAAATTAATATCATTTTTTCTTCTAAAATTTTCTCTAATGTTTTGTTGTTTTCGAATTCTATCTTTATTTTCCAATAAATATTCTTTTATTTTTTCAGGGTTATTATCTCTATATCTTTTTTTAGTTAATAAACCTTTTTTACTTTTTTGATATTTAGAATAATATTCCTTAGATTTTTCTTTATTTTTTTGATGCCATTTTTTAGATCTAGCTATAACTAATTCTTTATTTTTAAGATACCATTTTCTAGAAAGTTCTTTTTTTATTAATTTTTTTTCTTCTAAAGTCATCCTACTAAATCTTTTTATTTGACATATCTATCTGTACTTAAACCTAAAATTGGTTTGTACTCAATCTTACCATTTTTTTTAAAAGCAATCAAATACTCCTTACGATTTAAAGATATAGTTGGATTATAAGAAATATGAACCCACCCTGAATTTGGGCCTTCTGATGGATCAAAGTACTCTAATATTAATTGGTCAAACATAAGGTTTTCTTTAACCCAATCTGATAATTCATTATTGGGTAAATCAAATATTTCTATATCTGCCGCCATCCCTTGACAGTGCTGTGATGAATCTGAAGATCCAAGGCGCCTGTTTAAAATAATATCTCTATATCCGCTAGAAACCGTAACTACTTTATTATAGTGGCTCCTAATCGGCTGTAGGACCCTCTCACAAAGCAATCTTAGGTTTTCTGTATGTTGCTCCCCTGGAATGTTGTTAAGGCCCATCCTGGTCGCTGTCTGGGACTTAATCATCTCTGATAAGTGAAAATTTTTCGAAAGTTTCATGACTCTCCTATTTTATGATTAACATGTAGATCAT